AGAATATCATGTTTTCTCTTGATGATTGGCTAATTGTTAACATGGACGATAAACACCACGGACGCGATACGATACTTGATAACATCGTAAAAACCCTTTGATTTCAAAGGGTTAGCGGCCCGGGGCCGGCCGAGCCGTAAGCCATTGATTTTATTACGTTTTTTCTGATCCGAATGTTCTAAATGCGACTGCGACACACCTAAAAACGACGTTCCACGATGCGGAATTTGGATACTTGTTAAGTTATTGATTTCATTCAATAAAAATAAAGGCTTTACTTCTTTTGAATAATCTGATAGACTGTTTATATATTAACACAAGCCAATAGGAGATTGACATCATGGCAAAAGCACAAAATTACACTTCAGAACTCACAGCTAAAATTGTTGAGGACTACCAGTCAGGCACTTCGGTTGAAGCGATTGCAGACGCAATCGAAAAGTCTGTCCGTTCGGTTCGCTCAAAGCTAGTCCGTGAGGGCGTTTATGTCGCGGTTGAAAAGCCGAAGGCTCGTAAAAATGACGAGCCAACCAAAAAAGAACTATTGCTCGAATTGGATGAGATTGCCCCATTTGAGGTCGATGGTTTGATGGGTGCTACAAAAGCGTCAATCTCAATGCTAATCGCGCATTTCAAAGGCGCGTAGCATGAGGCGAGGGGCAACGCACAATCCGATAGCGAAAGCGTTGCCCCGTTTTCGCGCTCAGGTTGTGGAGTCAAAAAAACGCTATAACCGCAAAAAGGCAAAAAAACCAATAAATACAATGACTTAGCGGCCGGAGGGCCCGCGATCGCCTAAGCTATTGATTTCATTGAATAAAAGGCGAAAAAATTTTCTACAAATAGCACGAAAAAAGCAAAATTTATTCACTCTAAAGGGTTGCAATCTGTCACTATATGCACTATATATTATATATAAGATAGTTAATGGAGATTTAAAAATGACTACATTTTATACCGCAGGCAAAGTTTGGCACAACAAAAAATTCCAATACATGAGAGACACTCTCGGAATGCCTGTTAAAGCTCGCTGGATTGACCTTGAACAAGACAGCGATATTGTTACGAATCATAAAGACGAATTATGGAGATTTTGTTATGAAGATGTTAGAGACAGCGACTTCCTCATGTTATACTCATTTGCTGATGACGAAGAACAGCGAGGCGCGCTTGTCGAAATCGGCATGGCGTTCGGGTTCAACAAGCCAGTCTATGCATGGGGTTCATGCAAAACAATCCAAGCCAACGCAATATCAGATGTTGCTTTTACTCACTTTAAAAACTGGACTTGGATTGACGCAGAAGACCACATCAACGCAACTGTAAAAGCGTTCTCAGATTATAACTCAAATTATTTTAACCAATCATGGAAGGTAGCATAAAATGCCATATATTACACAAGAAGACAGAGAATCAACCGAAGACAATTTATTCGATGATGCTCTACAATTTATCCCAAACAATGCAGGCGAATTAAACTTTTTAGTTTCTACCCTGATTGACAACTATCTCACAAAGAATGGCGTTCGTTATCGTCACATTAATGAGATGATAGGCGCGCTTGAATGTTGCAAGCTGGAACTATACCGCAGAATTGCATCACCCTATGAAGATGTTGTCATGGCAAAAAATGGCGATGCATACACACAAGAAATTGAAACACCGAAGGAGGACTACTAATGTTTTATACATATGCCGCTGGATATAAAGGATGGGGAATAACAAAATTTGGTTATACTAGTAATGATGTTGAGACAAGGTTAAAACAAATTGGTTTTAATATTTATAGAGATGATTTTATGTGTGTTGCTATAGAAGGCGAATGTGAACGATATGCTGAAGATTTAGCGTATAAAAAATATGGTCGAAACCTTTGGGTTAGTAAAACAAGCATATTTGCCTCACCAGAATCTGACACTGGATTTGTCATGAGAAGCGGTTATACTGAGGTTTATAATTGTCCTATTGAAGAGGCTGAAGACATTCTTAGATTAGCATCAGAAACTCAAAAAATAGATTTTGCATACATGAAGCTTAAAGAAAGAAAAATCTTTTCAACTCCTATGGAAGACAATACCCCCAACAAGTCTAATTTAACACCAGTTAAGATGATAGCGGCATAGTCGCTATCATCCCCTTTTTCTCAATAAAAACAACGACTTAGGATCGCGGGGGCCCGACCCCGTTTTTGTCAATAAAAACAATGCTTTAGCGCCCACCTTTAATGCAAAAAAATCAACAAATTCAAGCACTTACAGCCACCCAAATTTTTAGCACGCAATGTTAATGTGCTACGTGAGGTGCGTAGCACCACCATAAGTAGTATTTCTTCGAACATTTTCTCGCATGGGTTGTGCAGCAAGTATAAATTAGATCATAGTGCTGTCCAGCGCCAGTGGAAAAGCGACGCTGTCAAGTAAAAAGTTGATGTGGATGCTGAAATATTTTTTCTCCGTCGAAAGTCACTTTTCGCTTGCTTGATTGTAAAGATTTAGATATAATAAGTTCATCAAGACAGAGAGAGGGTTGAGACAATGTGGCAGATAGGCAAAAATAAATTCAGTTTTCACTTGCTTAATCCTTTCAAAACTGATAATATCTCTTATAACAATCAGAAAGGAGCCAACAACATGGCAACACAAACTAACTACTCAGTAGAACTTACATCTAAAATCGTATCCGACTACCAAGCAGGTACATCTGTCGAAGACATTGCATCAGCTATCGATAAGTCAGTGCGAAGTGTACGTTCTAAATTAGTGCGCGAAGGTGTCTACGTCGCTAAGCCAACACAAAAGTCAACTAAAGTTATGGGTCCAACTAAGAAGGAACTTCTTAAGGAGCTAAATGATAACTTCGGTTATGATGTGAGTGGCTTGGAGGGGGCGACGAAAGAAGCCATTAGCCACTTAATGACAGTGCTTGCTCAGTAGAGCACACTGTTAAGAAGAAGGGGAGCATGCGCTCCCCTTTTTTTGTGCCCGCACGTAGTGCGTAGCACCAGTGCAAAGTCGAAAATCGATTGTGCATAGCTAGCGCCAGCGCGCCAGTGCAAAAGTGAAGTAAAAAGTCTATTTACTTGCTAACATGAGTGCAAATGAGATGTAGTCATATAGTCTATGCTTAAACCCCTCCCCACCCTGGTATAATATCACAAAAAATGCCCATTGCGCAAGCCTGCACTGGCTCCCTACGGTCGCAGATCTACGAAATAATGTAAAAATATCCATTATATCGAGGAAATGCGTAAAAAACATCGTTTTGCAGTAAATATATGCATTTTTTAGTAGAAAAACATAGTAAAAAAATGAAAAAACAGCTGGTCGAGTGCCCGCAGCGCAGCTGCAAGCGAACTCCGTTCGCACGCTGATGAATAGTTTGATGATTGTAGGGAGGCAGGTTTGTCACTTCGTGACATAACCTACAGCAGGACGCACGCTTCGCGTGCTAAAGGAAAGAGCTGTTATGTTATCAAGTATAGATGAACAGGAATAAACTTACGTTTATGGCGAGTACCCTCTAACTCCCTACGGTCAAGTTGTTGCTGTGTACTGCGCTGTCATCCGAGCTGTGAAACGGGCTGAAATAGCTATGAAACATATGTGATAGCTCTGTGATCGCTGTCACAAAAAAAATACGCTGTGTGAAAACCAACCAGCGTTTATTTCTCTTTGAATAACTAATATTAGCATAGATTTTAGCATTTGTCTATAGCAATATGGTAGTAATCAGTATATATGAGAAGTTTAGAAATGAGGAGTGCGTTGTTAGTTGATTTATGATATATTCTAACATATTTGGTATGGCAGATCTAGGTGTTTATACTAAGACTTCGTAATATTGCTATGGGATTACAAGTGGTTTAAAGATTAGTTTTTTTGGTTTGTACCATTGCTAAGATTCATCTTTGAAAGGTGCAGACTACTAACTTACTCCTTAGTAGCTTTGTGCTAAACGCCACATTAGATATTCTTTTGATTCGATTGGTTCATACTTATCGGGTTCATTTCGTAAATTAGTTATTATCGTGCCAGGAGTAGGATCTACGAAATGTGGCATCGAATATCGCTCTTGATGAATATGCGAATTTACTACACGATGTCGAGTGCTGATAAAATAATCATTTGTCCAACGCTGTAATAGATCACCAATATTAACTACAACTCCATTCTCAGCATACGGTACTAAATGCCAATCACCGCTTAAATCTTGTACTTGTAAACCTGGTACATCATTGATTTGCCAGAGGAGAGTAAGCGTACCATAATCAGAGTGTTCTCCAATACGTAGCTGTTTTGGTTCAAGCTCACCTGCGTATGATGGATAGTGTATGATACGAGTAGTATTATAAGGATAGAGGTGTGCATCTACAAGAGTGCTTCCACAGTCTAGTATAGTATCAAAGTGAGCTAAGATACGAAGTGTTAACTCATCAGCTATTTTGATTGATCTAAGAGCACATGCTTTAAAATGAAGGTTATGCTCTGGCCAGAGTGCGTCAGGCATCCTGCTATCGTTATAGTTATAAGATTCTTTCATATCAGAAGGAGCATCTGGATCTACATGTTCTGCTCCAACAATACTATATCCAAGATTGTTTTCTGCTTGATAGGTATAGGCTTTCTTTTCATCTAAACTTAGATCAAAGAATGCTTTGGCTTGTTCAAACCAAGCATTCATAAGTTCTTGACGACGTCGATCGAGTGCATTAGTAAACACTGCGAAGCCTACTGTTGTGTAGGCTTCGTCAATGCGATCTAAAGCATCACTTGCATTTAAATCAATTACCGGTATCATCTTAGTTAGGAACCTTTGCGTTAATACCTTCTACATAATACATCATCTGATTCAAATGATCATCACTTGCAACTTCACCATCGGCAAGTTGTAAATTACCTTCATTATCATAGAGAGGTCCAGTAAATGCAAAGTATTCACCAGCGCTAATTGCATCTTTAATCTCTTGAGCTTTTGCAGCTACATCATCAGGCATATTTGTGAATGGTGCCATCTGTACAGCGCCTTCATTCATATGACCAAAGTAGTTACCTGTTTCCCAAGTGCCATCAATAACAGCTTGAGTTTTACGAATATAGTATGGACCCCAGTTATCGATTGTTGCTGTAAGTTGTGCTTCAGGTGCAAAGTTATACTGATCTGATGCTTGACCAAATCCCAACTTACCTTGCTTTTGTGCCTCTTGTAGAGGAGCAGGTGAGTCAGTATGTTGAGCTACCATATCACATCCTTCTGCTAACATTACGGCAGCAGCTTGTGATTCTTTGCCTGGATCATACCAAGTGTTTACCCAAGTGACAATAAGTTCAACATCTGGATTCATGCTTTTTGCACCAAGATAGTATGTGTTAATTTCACGAATGACTTCAGGTATTGGAAATGCTCCAACATAACAAATCTTGTTAGTCTCTGTCATCATACCCGCAATGACACCTTGTACGTGTCTTGCTTGATAAAGACGAAGACCGTATGATGCTAGATTTTCACTTTGTATATAACCTGTTGCATGTTCAAATTTTACATCAGGAAAGTCTTTCGCAACTTTTAGCATATCATTCATATAACCAAATGATGTTCCAAACACAATATCATGTGTCTTCGCCATTTCTCTGAATACCTGGTTTGCTTGTGGACCATATTGCACATTCTCAATATAGCTTGTTTCTACAGCATCTCCAAGAGCCTCTTCAACTTGTTGTCTACCAATGTCGTGACGATAAGTCCAACCGTGATCTCCAACAGGTCCAATATAAACAAAGCCGACCTTTATAGGATCAGCTTGGGCTACATTGATAAATAGCAATGATGATAGGATAGTGGTAAGTATTGTAATTAGTTTCATTTTTTACCTTTCAAAAGGAGGGTGTTCTATAACTAATGTTTCACCCTGTTATGTTCTCAGACAACTATCTGAGAAGTGTTAATTATGACACAGCTATGACAATTTATCAAGTTTTATATTGTTCCAAATGCTAGTTTATTCTGATTTATCCAGCGATTATGAAGTGATTTAACTAGAGTAGCATTAAAGTCTGAATTTAATGACTTAGCAACGCTTTCAACAAGAGATAATACCTCAGATAAGTTTAAAAGTTGATCTAGTGTGATGTCAGGCGAGTCAATAATAAAATTAAGTCTAGGATCATGATTTACAATATAATTTAACCATTCGCGTTTTGATGTGAAGTTGCTGTATTTCCACTGATTTGCATAACCAGAATCATTATGAAGTTTTTGCGGGCGATCAGCCGTGATCATTCCTGTTTTAGAATCTTCATCCCATAGATAGTTTTTTGAGGATAGCATACTATACCATAACTCATCTGATCCTTTGTCTAATTTAACATGATGTGCGCGTTCCCACCAGCTTGGTAGGTGTGTTTTATGATAAAAATCAAGTATAATCTTATCTGACTGTAAAAGTTCATTAATGTAATTGCTACCAACTGATGCAATTTGTGAATAAAACTCATCTCTAGATAAGTGTAAACCTCTGTCGAATTGTCGTGAAAAAAAGCGTAGATTCCAATCATGAACTGGCTCACATGATACCCATTCATATGGGTTACCCCAAAGTCCATTAATCCAATCATGCCACAAGTTAGCATCTTTTTCTACTTCTGGAGCCCAATGTGCTATCCTATCAATAGCCATAAGACACGCACATAAAAATTTACCACCAGTTCCAGGTCTGAAAGTTACTATTAGCCATCGATCATCACTTATCATTTTGGAGGTATTAACTCAATAGGTATGTGATAAAGGTTTCTTAAAAAATCTATAGTCTCATTCCAATACACAGCTCCTATTAAATAATTCCAACCAGCTTGGATTCTACGATCCATTTCCGCTTTATCAGTTGTAATAGCATGAGAGGTAGAATAAAGCTTAAGTTTTGGGTCAAAGTGCGCATCAAAACCATAACACCTAATCTCTAATGGGTTATATAATGCCATAGAAAAAATTATACTCCAATGACCTGTACTAATTCTTTTTAAATCGTTATTATACATAAATCCTAATTTTTTTGACGACTTCGGGCTAGGCTGAAAAGGGTTTGGTAAAAGTTTATATAAGTCTTTGTCATATGAAACATCCATTTTTGACTTAATATATTCTTGTTCTACTGCGGTAAAATTAGTTTTAAGATAATAGTGCATGTGTAGAGGAAATATTTGTTTTACCTTAAATTTTACGCTCCAAGTAGAATCTTTTAAAATTCTATCAAATATCTTTGGATTACAATTAGTAGTAAATTCATAGCTTACTGGAAGTGGAGCACCTAATTTACAACCAACTATTACATCACCCCATCCATCATACTGTTTGTAGGACGGGCCGTTACCTATCACCGCTATTTTCATTGCACAATTTCAATTTTACAATTTGGATAAACTGATTGAATAAAATTAAAAGTGACAGGCCAACTCTTTGCTAATAATAGATGTTGTTCAGATCTTTTGTGAGGAAGTTTATCTTCAGGATAACCATACTCTAAGGACATTGTATCACTTTTAGTTTTATAATCTAAATGAGCGTCAAAACCCCAACAACGGATGTGGGTAGGATTGAAAAAAGCTTGAGCATAGATAATAGCCCAATGTCCAGATGTAATTGCTTTTAAACTATTATTTTTTTCACCTAAATATGCTTTTCCGTTATGAATTCTCTCTCTTACTACTCGTTTTGTGTCAATGTGGAAACTTTTTGGAAAACGTTTTATGATAGAAAAATCTAGTTTAATATTTACTCTTTCGAAAAGTATTTGCTGTTTTTCAAGACTGAGATACTTTTTAAACTGGTACATTACGTGAGGTGCCAAATACATTGGAGCTTTTGAAGGTATTGACCAAGAATCTTGAGTAACATAATCTGCTAACCAATTAAAGTATCCAGCGATAGTAAAATTATAAGCTCTTTCAATAGGCGCTCCCATGCTACACCCAATTACGGCATCCCCCCATCCATCATATTTTTCCCACGAGGGACCATTACCTATTATTGCTACTTTCATTATATAATCTCTATCTTTACCTCTGGAAAATATGAATTCATACCTGCTAAAGTTCTTTGCCACAAAAAACCTCGGTTAGAATACTCTTCACCTCTCGCAGAATCATCATAGTGCTTATATTTTTCATCTCTATTTCTTCGGAGTATAGATTCATCAAATAAAGCATAACCATCTGATCTATTCAAATGATGATCTAAATCTACTACTTTACCTTGTTTATGAGCGTCAAAACCCCAACAACGGATATGGGTAGGATTATATTTAATTATAGCAAATAAAACTGCCATACAACCACAAGAAATAGGTAGATCCCATG